TTTCTTTAAGTCTAATTCTTTCCATATTTGCCCGGCTTTTTCAAGCGTAGCATGACAAGCTAAACCTAATTTAAACGAAGTATTAGTAGGCTTCTCGATCCTCATAGCGTAAGAAAACCAATATCTCTGCTTACATTGTAGAAAAGTATTAATACGTGATGCACTTAATTTAATATTACTAGCCACTGATAAGACCTCCATCGTAAATATAACCATAATCAGTATCTGTTCTATAAGAATAGATACCTAAAATACTATCTGTATAGCACATAAGTTGCGCCAAAGAATCTATACGGTCATTATCTTGCTTAAATGTGAACTCTCTTTCAAAAATGGTACACATAAAATCAAATAATAGTTGTTTATCCTTAGCTTTGAAATACGACTTTACAGCCTTATTACTTATAACAAATGGGTCTATATTAAGAACATTATAACACACGTATTTAGAAATGCCAGTAAATTCGCACAAAACTTTCATGGTAGACACATTTCTACCAACAAAAATATCTTCTTGCACTATATTTGTAGGGGCATATTTAAGTAGTAGTTCAGTCAGTAGTCGAGCAAATATGTCTAGTCTCTCAGCAGATCTAAGCTTCGGACTTATAGCTAACGTGCCAAAAGTAAAGGAGTACCCATCATAAGTAACACACCAACCAGTAGACGTGGTGGATATATCTAAACTAAGACTACACATATAAAGACTTTATATAAGCTAGCTGTTCATCGTTAAGTTTACCACGAGGAAGTTCTAACTTTATACAAACATACGCATCCCCTGAAGGGCCTCCATTTTTTCCAGGACCTCCTTGGCCTACAAAACGAAGCATTGCTCCATTATTAGCCTCAGAAGTCAGTACAAAATCTACTACTTTATTCATATGTTTCTTACCATGTGAACAAGCTGTACAAACTTCTACTACAGAAAAGCCCCTACCACTACAAGAAGGACATGGTACAAAGGTATTCATAAACATATTACCATTATTAACCCTATGAGTGATAGCCCCTGTACCCTTACAAGTAGCACAAGTTTGTTTCTTAGATGCTCCTGTACCTGAACAAATATCACAATCTACTACTAAGTTATAGTCAACACTCTTCTTGGCACCTGATAGTATGTCAAATAAAGTAACAGACACTTCAATCTTTACATCATGGCCGGCGGATGGAAAATTTCTATCTTGTCTAAAATGATCTCTGAAGAGGTCATTAATGTCGAAACCGCCAAAAGGGCCGTGACCGTGTTGTTGCTGAGTATGTTGCTGCCTATCTGGATTAGTTAAACATTCATATGCTTCATTTATTTCTTTAAACTTCTTATCGTCGCCTCCAGTTTTATCGGGATGATATTTAAGTGCTAATTTTCTGTAAGCCTTTTTAATTTCTTCTGGGGAAGCATTAGGACCGACCCCTAAAATAGTATGATAATTTGACATTAATTACCCTCATTAGTTCCTTTTAATGTACCACCAATTTGTACTACTTGACCATAAATAACAATGTTATCTTCAGCAATAGAAAACTTTAAAGGGCAAAATAACTGATTATCTTCTAAGTTAGGATAACTTCTAGTAGCAAATAATACTTTAGATAAAGTGGCCACATTTAGATCCTTACCGTCAAAAACAACAAAGTCTCCTGAAGCCTCATTAAAGAACTCAGGATCAAGAGCATGATATGAACCTTGCATAGGTACAGTGATCATAAAAATATCTTTAGATACTTTAAATTTATAATTCTTTGCTTGTACTAAGCCCATGGTGGGCACACCTTCAATCTCTTCTGAAAATTCCATAACATACTCTGACATAATATCTCTCCTATAAAATTATATAACTATCTATACCAACACTAGTCCAATAAGTTTTGGACAATCCTCGACAATACTTACACTTACTATCAAACGAGCTTTCTTCAATATGGCCATGTATCTTTATCCAAGTATCGTTAGGTAGTTCAGACAAAGACTCGGCCAAAGGCCCCCAAGCACTTACTTTTACATACTGAAACTCCTCATTTATAGGAACGGCTAATTTACATCTAAAACTTAAGTAGTCTTGATAAGTATTAACTTCTTTATATTTTATTTTTCCTATAAGTTTAACGTAGTTCTCACCTAATATATTCATTTAAGTACCTATAAATTTGTTCACAAGTTAATTCAGCAGGGCCATCTTCCTTTTTTTCAACATCACTTAAAGAAATTGTCTCTACAGTGCATTTTATATTTTTCTTTTCACAGGCTAACTTAGCTAGGTCGGCACCTTCTCTTCCAGCTTTATCTGCATCGAAAAAAACCACTATACCATTTATAGCATAAGCCTTGATTAAGTCCAATTGACCTTCAGTAATAAAAGAACCCATGACACTCACAACATTGTAAATACCATAATCATACAGACGCCAAACGGATTTAAAACCTTCAACCAGTATCAAAGGAAAAAAAGTACAAAAATTCTTAGCATTATGTAAATTGTATAACACAGTATCTTTTAAAAAGCCCTCAGTAATTACATATTTATAGGAAGAATCTGGAGGATTCATCCTAGTATCTTTTAGTGAGTAAGCTTGTAAGTCACTGTTAACATCTCTAATAGGCACAATATCTCGCAAAATTCCATGCTTATCTGTGTATCCTCCAGCAACTTCAAAGTAGTCTAAAGTACTTTTAGAGAAACCGTCTCTAATAAAACACTGTGAGCGCAGAGGTCTGTAGGTAATAAGATGATCTTCTGTTACAAACTCAGGCTTTCTAGGTTTAGCGTAACCTTTAATAAAAGAATCTTTATCTTTAGAGAATTTTTGAGCAGCAACAAAGCCAGCAGAAACTACGTTATTACCTACTAAAGTTTTTAAAAAATTCATAGCAGTAATAAAATCTACTTTTTTTACAGCCTTTATTAAACCTATAATATCATAACCATGTTCGCTATGACATTTATGTGTAAAACAAATCCAGGTGCGAGTCTCCTTATTAAATCTAAAGGCACTCCTATTATCTCCCCCATGTATGGCACATCTACATCTTATCTCTTTGGAGTTCTCGTTTGTTATCTTAAAACCCAAAGAATAAAGTAATGTATGTATATCTACGCTTTCTTTCAAAGCATATACGTCAGTGTTATTATTAGTATATACCATATTATTCAATAATGCCAGATGTATTTAAATTACCAACATCTATTTTTACAGGTTCATCTAAAAAGTCAAAAGACTCAACTTGATCCATCTTAGGTACCTCCAAAATACGTAACCTTGTCTTTCTAAATTTAAAACCGATGCCTAGTTCACTCGTGCCGCCACCTCTACGTGTGTCTCTGATGCTAAGCCCGTAATGACCAATAGTGTCTAAATCCCAACCTTCTTCATCGGCTGTCTTTTTATCACGTAATCCCCAGAAAGCTACAATGTCACCATATCTGGCTACCCTATCAGAGTCAGCGACATCACCAGTTCTATTAACCTGTACTGCTGCCAGAAAAGGAATATTCAACTCACCAGATAAGTCTTTAAGTCGAGTAGTAACGTCACCTAAAATCTGATACTCTTTTCTCCCAGCCTCAACACTGGAAGAGGAAGGTTCTTTAATATAGTCAAAAATTGCTAATTGAATGTCTTCTTTAAATTTATATTTTTTATAGAGAGCTGAAATCTTTTCTACATTATAACCGGGAACATAATGATGAAATAGTTTACTTTTCTTTAAGTACTCTGCTGCTCTAATTATACGCTCATAAATGTCTTTATCATTTTTAAAGCCACCATGTTTAATTGTACGTTCTTTTACACCACTTATAATAGCAAGTACTCTATCACGCCATTCCTTGAAAGTCATTTCAGTATCAAGATATAATACAGGCAAACCATTATTTACAGCTACGTTAGCAGCAACATTAGTTAAGAAAGTTGACTTGCCCATTTTCTTTCTGGCAGCAACAATCATCAATGTACCAGGAACTAAACCATCAATAACTTTATCAAGTATAGGATAGCCTGTCGAGAGCCCTATAACCTCTACTCTTGTGTCTTCAATACTCTGAATGTATTCGTCTAAACCATCTGATATATGCTGTGGTTCAGTTATAGCCTCACTTTTTATAGACAAAGCCATTATATCAGATTGTACTATATTTATTAAGTCATCACTAGACCTTGAACTTATAAGGCTTGCATTAGATTTAATACTGGACAAGTGACCAGATAATTTTTTAAATAATTTGTATTTTGTACTATCATCTAATAGTTTTAACATGTAGTTATCCATGTTATTTTGAGATGCAGGTAAATTCAAAATAGCATCAATAAATATGTCACTACAAACCTCATTACAACTTAGGTCTTTAGCTGCTTTCGATAATAAAGACTTATCAAAGTTTCTATAACCAGACTTATGTAGAAGACTAAGCATAGCAAAAAAGGCCTTTGACTCTGGAGCTAAAAAGTCTGAACTAGAAGCTTTAGATAATATCGTAAAAAAAGAGTCTTCGTATCTAGAGATAACGGACAAAAGACTACGCTCATTATAAGAGTCACAAAAATCATATGCGACCGGATCTACTAGAAAATCATCCTGCTTTTCTACGCTGGTATAGCTCATTTTCTCTCCTTGTTAATTCACGTTTAAAGGCAGCTATCAATTCTTGAATAGTTTTATCCATACCATCTAATAGAAAGACTTCGTCCTGTAAAATCTCTATCTCTGTATGAAGAGAATTCAAAACAGGATCTGAATATATTAAGTCAGATCTTACATCTTTTTTAGTCTTATGCTGCTTGATAAGCTCGGGTGTGATGATCTGAAAAAGAACAGCTTCTAAAAGCCGTTGTTTCTCACCCTTTTGTTGAAGCTTTTCATTATACTTAGATTTAAAAAATACTAAATATTGAGATAATGCTATAACACATTTACTTATAAAAATATCATCTGTTTGTTCTAAAGTACGTACATCATAAGCAAAAATCTGTGATACAAAACTATCGTCTGGCCTACATTGCTTAATTAGTTCTAGTCCTGGTTCCATTAAGATACCTCATCATCATCTCTTTTGTTTTCCTCTGTAGCATAATTACCAATACAGAAGTAGTCCCACTCATACTCATGTGTTTCATAGTTATAAAATTTATACCAATCAGTTTTCATACCAAGTTGCCTACAGCGAGTGCTTAAATCACAGTACTTGGGATCTCCTGTCTTTGTACCGTCTTTAAGAGGGCACCAATCTGCACAATCTCTACCGTGATTTTTTGGATTTATATTAATTAAGTTAATCATTCATTGCCTCATATATTCTATTTAGTATTAGCTCATTTGTTATGTTGTCTATTGTATCGTAAAAATATACCAAAGTCAAGCTATTTTCTTCACAGTATTCTATCTTTAGATTGTCTCTTTTCTTTTGACCGTAAAACTTTTCCTTATCACCATGAAAGTGTTTAACAAATTCTAAATGCTGTCTTCCTTGGCACTCAATGCATATATTTAAACCCTTAATAAAGAAATCAAAAAATAACCTAGTATTTCTGTATTGAGCATAATACTCAGGTATAATAGTTTCATGAGGAAATAAACTTTTTATACCTGAGTGTACATCATCAGCTATCTTACTCATCCTCAGTAAGAGAAGGATTTTTTAGTTTATCATAAGCAGCTTGTGCATCATAGAAATGCGTTAGCCCAAGTATATCAGTCATATCTTTTTTAATTAATAAGAATACATCATAATTTTCTGCAAAAAATTTACGAACACCATTTTCACCTTGGCCGATATTCTCACCACTATAACTATACCAACTACCACTTTTAGTAAGAATACCTAAATCTGTAGCAATCTTTATGATCTCTCCAGTTGTATCGTAACCTACACCATAGATTAAGTCGGCTTCTGCTGATGTAAACGGAGCAGCTAGCTTATTCTTAACTATTTCAAAGGTGGTTTTATGCCCTATAACAGTACCTTTTTCATCAGCTATTCTATTGGACTTTGAACCTACACCTGACACCCTAATACGTCCAGTTGCGTAAAAAGGTAAAGCTTCTCCTCCTGTAGTCGTTTCAGGATTGCCGTAGCCGCCAATTTTATTGCGAGTCTGATTAATAAAGATAATGCAAGTATTGGTTTCTGCAGCTACTGGCACAAATCTTAATAAAGTTTTACTCATTAAGCGAGCTAAAAGAGCTATTGTACTATCGTCTAAACTATTGTCTGCAGCTACTTTAGGTATAAGAGAAGTAACAGAATCAATAACTAACAAATCTATTTCACCAGTCTTCATTAAAGTTTCTGCTACCATTAGATTGTCTTCACCAGTAAATAAATCTATAACAGTAAGTGAGGTCAAATCAACACCCATACTCTCAAAGAGTTTAGGATCAGCACTATGCTCAGCATCTACAAAAGCACAATTCATACCTCTAGACTGGGCTTCAGCAATAGTAGACATAGCCAGCGTAGTTTTACCTGAACTTGGTGGGCCATATATCTCATAAATCCTACCTTTAGCTATACCACCACGACCCAAAGCGGCGTCTAAGCCTAAACTTCTAGTAGATATGGTATTAATTATAAGAGGTTTATCACTCATAGGTTTTACTACATCCCCATACTTCTTGATAATAGCTTTTTTAGCTATGTCAAACGTGGATACTGCTTTCTTCTCTTCTTTATCTTTAGCCATGTATACTCCTTAAATGTTCAAAATCAAAACCAGTGTACTCATCAGAAATTGCCTCGTCTAATTCTATTAGTTTGCCAACAGCAAAATCATTTAACGCATCTTCTTCTGTATTCAATAAAAAAATTACTTTATCAATGACCCATCTATATTTAGCACTACCGAATACCCAAATACCTAGAGGTACTGTTAAACCTAATTCGTCCTTATAATTAAATAAGCCGTGCATTATAAGGGCGGTTTCTTGTAAGGCACTTGAGTATTCTATGTCTAAAGCTATCTGACGGCCCTTAACAAAAGTAGAAAGTAGTGCCCTATCTTTATCTTTGTTGGCGGTCATAGCACAAACACTTGTTTGTGTATACTCCACTAAAGAATAGAAAGTAGTAACTAAGTCATCTAAATCTTTTATTTTATATATAGATGGTCTAGAAACTACTTTATAGTTTAAACTCTTTAAGTAATTAATACAAGCTTTTTCTATAGTCTTTTCTTTTAGATTGTCTTGTATAATTGAAATATTATCCAAATCTTTAACTGCTATAATTAACTTATCAAGAAAGTTCATTTTCGTCTTATAGGTGTAAGTAAAGCTTTTTGGTTCTCAAACTGATGTGAGTCAAATATTAAAACTCCGACATCTGTTGAAAAACGCATCTTCAATACATCATCCATAATGGCTGCTAATGTTTGGAAAAGAAAATTTCCATTCACATCAATTATAAATTCACCTTCATATTTGATATCATCGTAATACTCTGACTCTGCAAATTCAGATTTTACTACAAGTTTACTATTATTTATGTGTATAGTAAGCCTACTATGGTCATCTGCATCTAAAGTATTCATGAAAGGTACAAAGCTATTTAGTAGTATGTCTTTATTGATTATAATCTCACTCTTATAATTATTAAAAGCCTCAGTATATGGTGGAAAATCTTCACCTATTAAAAGAGTACCGTGTAAAGTGGTAGTACCTATTACGGCCTTAATAAGCCCATCAGAGATATCAAAACACACTTCACTATCCGCGTCAATAATTCTACGTAAAGCCATAATATAGTTATAAGGCAAAGTATAACTACCTGAAGTTAAGGTACCAATGTTCACTGTCTTATATTCAGAAAGCATCTGTGCATCAGTCCCGGCAAAATAAATAAACTTCTCATCAAAAGAGACATTAATGCCCTGTAAAAAAGTACGAATACTATTAGCATTAACAGCATATATGACTTTAGATATAGCTAAACGTAAAGTACCAGCATTTAACTTTAAAGTTGTATTTTTAAAAGGTGAAGGAACTAACATTTTATGAGGAGGATAAACCTTAAACTTAAAACGGTGAGTTGTCTTCTTAGTGTCTGAAAAAAAGTTATCTAAAGAGAGAGATAAGTCATTCTTTAATCCTTTAAATTTTACAGTTTTAACACCAATACCCTCACTAAAAGGTACAAAAGCTGTTAAAAAAGAACTTAATTTACCATAGGAAATACAAGTGACCCCTGGTTCTTTAACATCACAACCTGTAATTAAATGAGTTAAAGCTAAAGAACCATTATTACCTAATAATACTAATTCGCCAGTAGGTCTAACATCTATAACTACTTGACCTACAACCTCTTCTGTGTTCTGCCTTGCCACAGAATTTAAAACTTTTATAGCCTTTTGAATTGCTACCAAATCTACACAAAACTCCATAATAACTCCTTATAGTTAAATTCATAAAACTAATTACTACTTGATAATAACTATAATAAAACAAATTTTGTCTGTTGTCAATGATTAAAAGTGGCTTGGGATTACTTTGCCTAAAATAAAATGATTATATTTGATACCATCTAAGGCCACTACTAAGCACTCAGTTTGGTAAGGTACCTCACAATAATAATAACCATCTTCAGGGCTTGAATAAGTTGTACCTAAAAGCTGGTTATCATTGGAAGCATATACAACAATTTTTGTGCTTACTGCTTTAGAATATTCTGTAACATAACCTTGTATATAGTATCTGGATATTGTTATCTCAGTGTCTTTTAGAATACTGTCAATGAAGTCTAAAGTTCTTTTTGTGAATATTTTATTTGAAAACCATACCTCAGATAACTCACCATTTATGGCACCATTTGTAGAGCCCACCAAAAGATTATTACTATTAGTAAATAAATTATTAACACTAATAGCCATAATAGGCAAACCAGCTATAGCTAAAGAGCCGTTTGCGCCGTAAGCTACATCTTTTGATAGTGCATAAGTATTCCAAGTATTGTCTAAATTACCAGGTAAACTTAAATTAGCTGGAGTATTAACGTCTCTACCTAAAGTAAAACAAAAAGTATTATTAAGAATAGGGCCCCGTGTATCTTGTAGTGTACCTGAATTAATAATAAAATTATCGTAGTTATTAGACATTACAATAGGACAATATTGAGCTATACCAACTATAAGGGGACTTTCAGAGAATGTTGTTGTTCTAAGATGTACCCAGTCACCTGAACCATCTCGATAGTAACGTTCTAAAGAAGATCCTATTCTTTTATATCTAAAAGATCCATAATTATTATACCTAGTAGCTCTAGTATAACTTTGATCAGCCCCATTTAAGCTAGAACCACTAATAAAATAAAGATTCCCAGGAGCATATATCTCAGCTTTTAAGTAACTTGAAGAATTACTATCTATTGCCGAAAGTACAAATTCAGGCCCTGCATAAGAATACCAAACAGATGCAGTAACTAAGTCTGAAAAATCTATCTGTATATCAAAGTCTCCAACTAACGCAAAATTAGAAGAATAACAATTATAATTACTACTTGGTGGTGTAACTACGGACATAAAAAGTTTATTATTTAATATATAACTTGGACAAGTAGCTGAATGACTTGTTCTTTTCCAAGAAAGCCCTGAAGGTTGTGAGTAATTAGGGCCTGTGAAACTTTCAGAGGTATTAAAACTAAAAGACTCATTACCGTAATGGGCCAAACTTACAGAACATCCTCTATAAAAATCTTTATTTACTATAATGTTACCAGAATTAAATTTTCCAAATACTATCATACTTGTATTTGAAGTAAATGAATAACTGGCACTATTACCAAAATTAACATAACTGTCTGCTTGTTGCATTAAAAAAGAGGAATTTCCTAAGTTGCTTACTGACCCTACAACATTATTATAATCAACTAAATTTGATCTGTTATTGGTAGAGTCTTTATATCCATATGTACTATTAAAATGATGTACTGAAAAAAAACTATCAGTCCATACTTCCTGTGAAGGTGTACGTGGGCTTAGTAAAGAAGCTGATCTTGAGTGCAGTATTCGCCAATTTGAGCCTGAATAACCACAAAAAAACATATGATATATAGAATCTTCCTCTATAAAAGTAAAGTAAACATTACCAGATACATCATAGACACCTTCTGTAGCATGTTTAACAAATAGTCTAATATCTGTCCAATAAATACCATTAATGGATTCACAGCAGTATAAGTACCATTTAGAGTCAGTATTCGAATAAACTTCTAACCACATTATATATTTGTTATCTTTAAATATCACTTTAGATGGCCTAATTTCTCTAACATCTCCAGGTAGTCTGTTACAAGCTAAAACCATTTGATGCCCGCTCCAAGTAATGCCATCTGTAGACTCACAATAAATTATATTTGTTACGCTAAGCATACCTGCATACCACATTTTGTAAACATTACCCACTTTAAGTACAAAACACAAAAAGGCTCCATTTTGAGAATAGCTGTTTAAACATAAACCTTTATCTACAACCATTTGAAAATTAGACCAAATTACACCATCTGTGGATGTACAATACATAATACGCCAAGTACCATTATTACCACCATACCACATTTTATAAATACCCTCTTCATAAATAACACACCCCTTATCCATATTAGATGTATCATAAGTGTGGGTACCTAAAAAACAAAGTACTGGGGCTGACCAAGTAATTAAGTCAATGGACTCACAATAAAGAATATTGAATCTTGAGCCATTATGTCCCAAAAACCACATTTGATAAAGATTATTTACTTTTAATAAGTCGAATATTGATGAATGGACACTATCATAAGCGCATGTACCTATATTTCTATATAAAGAAATTGGTAAAGTACCTGTCTCTGATAAAAACTGGGTATTATCCTCATGTTCTTTATCAAAATATATATAAAACACATTTATATTATCAGAGTAGTACTTTTTTGGCTTTACCCAAAACAAAGCACGTCTATTAGTAGGGTCCCAAGTATCTAATTCACAGTGTAATGGTACTTCTTCACCATTATATAACTGCGAAAATATAATTTTGCGTCTAGTAGCTATACTATCCCCGTTTATAGCGAGTTGATCAAATATGTAAGAATTATTAAAAGAGGTAGTACCAGAAGTCATTCCTATTTTAAAAGCAAAAGGTACTAAGGTTATATCTTTATCTAAGGTATCTATTGTGAACTGTATTCTTTTTGCGTTTTCCCAAGTAAGTAAACTCATATTATTACCTTATAAACATAAAATTAAACCTATAAAGCGGCGGAGAATCTGAAGTACGCATGTTAGTACCCACTAAAGGAGTACCTGTAGAGTAATCCATAAAGGTACCATCTTTACCATAAAATCCCCACACAACCGTAGGATCTCGTAAACCACGGCAGTCAGGGTCATTAAACGTACTATAAACAGCTCCAGGCCTCCCACCGTTAGTAAACATGGCATTACCTTCACCACCATTTAAATAGTAATTATAAGTACCTGAATAACTAGAAGACATAACAGACATACTATTATCTAACCATCTATTTTTCAAAGTAGAAGATCCTTGTACAACCGAGCCAATAACACCACCGCCCGATACGTAGTTTGTATCGAAAGAAATATTAAATATATTATCTGGATTATCTAAAACAACCTGATAAATCTCAGAAAAATATATGTTATTCCAAACTGTACCGTGTAAGCCCATATTAACATGCATAAGCATTGTAGCTCCAGCAGCAATAATGGGTATAATATTAATGGTAGATGTTTGCGTAGCACCTTCAGTACTTGTATAAATCATATCAGAAACATTTATGTTATTACGCAGTGCTCCCACAGGTAGACAGGGTATACGGTTTGTAGGGAAGTCTCTATCCCACCTAGCGCACATAGTCCAGCCACCACCTTGAGTAACCATATCACAATATACTTGTATAGGTGATATGTAACCTTCCGGCTGTATCCAATATAACCCATTGGCTGTAGCATTTGCATTGTTAAGTTTTATATCGTAAGCAGATTTTCCTGGGTTTAATACGGATAAGCCGTAATCATTACTATTTTCTGGCATTAGATTAGCTATTATCAAATCATTATAAGATATATTAACATTATCGTCTTTACATATTAAAAAGTGGCTTTCATTATTTTCAGAAGTAAGTAAAAAAGAACCATCGGTACTAGAAGTAATGGTACTTTCTTTTAAAAAAGTGTTTTGGTTAAAAGCAGTAACTTGTCGCATTACAGGCGTAGTATTTTCTAATACTCTTCCTGTAAAATTATATATATCTTTTTTTAAAGGTGTACTAATATAAGGATGTAGTACTTCAATATAAAAATTAGATATATCAATAAGCTTATATATATGAGGATAAACATAAATCTGTAATACCTCTATATTATAATTAGATACTAATAAGTCTTTCATGCATTAACCAGAGTAGGTTGTTATAAAACCAAAATCATAATTTTGTAAATCTGTAGATGCCCATGTAGTTGAAGTTAAAGGATTTATATCGTGAATACTATAAGACTGAGAATATGTAGTGTCTTTGAAGTATAGTTTATTACCACCACTAGATGTAGTAAAACCATCAGTAATTATAGGCAATAAACAAAGATCATCGGTATTAGCTCTATCCAAGTGTCTTTTTGCTATTATATTATGACTTAGTGCGAATATTGGAGAACTAACTAAAGAACTTGCTAAGCTATAAGATTCAATGTTATCTAACGCTGTAGATGTTATATATGTACCTGAAGATTCTCCTGGTAATTGCCATTCTACATAAAGTTTAGGGGTGTTATTACTATAAGGGTCATTAGAATAATTATAAGATCTCACTCTAAAAACTTCCATATTATTTGGAGCGTAGTCTAAAGTCAGTTTTATTAAAAATAAAACACTATTAGATTCCTCTTGCCAATCATCACTAGATACAAGCTCTTGTAGAGAGTCTTTATAGTTTTGAGTTAAAGGGTCTACATAAGTAATTTTAGACCTTATACACGCGGTAGTAACAGGTCTACTATCTAAGTCTGCTCTATCTGTAACCTGAGATACCGAAGTACCAGACTTTTGAAAACTGTACGAAGTTTCCATAACATCAGAATATGTAGCATTAATTTGCCGTAATTCGACATATAATTGTAAATTAACTTTAGTAATTAGTGCATGCTTTGGTATGGAAACTTGTGAAAAACGAAAATATAAACAATTAGCCTTAGAAGTATAAGTATTTATATTCATAGTTGTTGCTGTATTAGAAAAAGTAACCCCTGTCTGTGTATTATAGTAACCATCATCTTCAGAGGCATATTCTAAAAAAGTGTTATTATATACAGTAGAGTCTTCAACATAAGGTTGGTCATTAATAAGAGTATAATTTTCCACTCCTGAAATAGTAGGAGGTAAAGAAAAATCAGCATTCGCTCCTTGAGCGGCTGGATAAAAGGCAGACACAGTACAATTACCTAAAAAATCATTATTATAAGTACCAAGAGTATTAGCTATATATAAATCGTCTATATAAGCATAATCCTCATTAGTCTGTGCAGCATGTCTTAGCCGTAGTCTAATTTTGTCTATGTAATTAAAAGCAACAGTAGTTGTATTTAAATCAGTTAAGGTTAAAGCTACGTTTTCATTTATATGTACTTCAACAGAACCTAAAGTAGAATGTGTTTTAATTTTTACTTCAAAGTAGTTCCAGTCATTAAAAGTAAGACTGTAGTTAATACCATAATTTATGGACTCAGTACCATTAAACCAAACAAAGCTTGTATCATATAGTTTTATTTTGCTCTGTACCGCTTCACCTTTGTTAAAGTTTATTTCAATAAAACCATAATCACTTTTGATTTTTTTAAAAGCAAAACCCATAATAACAGTTTCTGTAGGGCTCTCCAGATTCTTACCTAAGTGATCAAAATTAGTGTCAGTAAAGCCACTATGAATACATAAAGCAGCATTAGTGCCCTCTCTACCGATATTAGGCTTCACACTAAACTGGCAGTCTTTTGTACATTCTTCCCACCTTAAAGGTAGGAAAGTATAACTATTAAAACCGTCAAAAAATAATAAACTCATATATTAATCCTCTTTCCAAAATACTTCTGCTTGTTTATAAGTCCAATCCATATTATTATAGTAAGGTGCTGGAATATAGCCAGGTTCTTTGAAAGTAAAAGTTATATTGCTTGGCTCAGGTGCTTCATAGGCTTTCCCTACTATAAGTCCAGTTAGATTATTTATATCCTTATATAAAGTGGGCTGAATTGAGACAACACAATCGATCTGAGAAGAAGATTTACCTACGATATTTGTACTTAAAGCCCGGCTCCATGATATCCTTTGTTTCACGTTAATATTTGCAAATAAATCTCTATTATCATAATCATATGCGTAAAGCGTTGCTGGTAAATTAAGTGATCTTGGTAACGTGACTCTATCTATTAAGTCCTTAATAGCCTCGTCTACACTATTATAGTTACTCAAATTAAATATAAACTTTTTATTAATACGAGTACGCTCATATATAGTGTCGTAATTTTGTGAGTACCCTGTAACGCTTATTTTCCATGTTCTTTTTTTATCTACTTTATATATTTTATTTTCACCGGATACGTAAAAGTAATGAAAATCTTCTACAGAATTTGTAAAAAAGAGCATTTCAACAAAGCGAGTCCATCTCTCTTCAAATCTTTCTAAATTAATAACAGCCTCTAACGTAGAAGGATTTACCCAAGAAGGTATTGTAGTAAAATTAGCGAGAGGTACAGATCTGATATAAGCATTTAAGTTAGCATATTGTAGTTGGCCTACGATATAAGCAGCCAATAAATTTTGACTATTACCTCCGGCAATACCTATATAATTCTGTACCCTATACTCTTGCTTTTTATTCAATACAAGAGGAAATAATACAGAATCTTTGTTTTGAGCATAACCACTTACAGTTATATAGTTCTGAACGGAGTAATCATTATAATTAATATATGCAGCCAAATCCCTAACATTATCGGCAGTACCACTAAACCAGCCTATGATATGAGCCTTCAAATCTTTCATACGTATAGCATAAATTTCTGTATAAAAGTCACTAAAACTAGAACCTTTACAACTGTACTGTATGGTTGCTTTTAAGTCTTTGTGTTCCATTAAAGGTATAAAAAGCATACGTTTTATGTTTACAGTTCTTGGTGCTATTTTAGCCAGCAGGTCTATGTATTTACCAACAGCATCTATAGTTGCAGTAAGGTTTTTAGCTTCTATAGTATTTATATATGAGACTATGTCTCTTATATGTACGCCGTGTATAAAAGCAGGTAAATTAAGATAGGTATTTACACCATATTTACCGTTAATATAGGCTAATAAATTTTCATACTTAATTGTAGATATAAAAGCTTGTAAGTCGTTTGGGGTAAAACCTAATATAGTAAAAGCGTTTAAGTTAAGTGTGTCATACCCATGTAAAGTAGCACCTAAATTTTTAGGAGTAATACAAAAGATTAAAGAGCTTAGATTTTTATGTATTGCAAAAAATCCAGCTAGTATATGGACATTTAAGTCTTTAGTCCAAAAAGAAACAATACGACTACTTAAGTCTGAAGTAGCCCAGCCAAAAATATTAGAAGATATATAAGCATTAGATCTAAATTGTACCTTATTGAACTCTATGTAAAAATCAGAAGACCCCTTGAAGTAAACACCTTCTATTAAAGAAGGTAACTCTCGTAACTCTATAATATTAAGTAAGGCTGCCATGTTAACTGGTTGTATATCAATAATATTTGCTATAAGATCACTTATTACTGCATGACCCCTAACAAATTTTGTGTATCCAAGTATGTCAGCAGAACTTCGCCAGGATTGTCTTACAAAAGAACTAAAAGATAAAACTCCTTTCCTTTCAGCTCTACTGGCCGCAACAATACTACTATCACCTTTATACCAAGCATGTGAGTAAGAAGTAAGATCTGAATTGGCTGTACTATATGCTCGTACAAATGTAAAAATATCTAAGGTTTCTTGTTTTGTACTGCGTATATGTGTATAAAAATCTTTATATGAAGATACATATCTATTTTTACAAACTATATCCGCCATAATATCTCTAATACCGCCAAATAGACAAGGTAAATCTATTACCTGTACACCACTGTCATTATAACCAACAACTACCTTTCTACATTCTTTGGTATAAGTATAAGTAGTATCTATATATAATTGGGTAACACTAATAGCTGCTTGTAAATCTCCTAATTGCTGAGAAGAAAAATTAAAGACTATATCATCGAAGGCTGGTTTTTCATAGCCTTTAGACGTGAACTCAAAAAATATATTATCTATAGTTGGTGGTATATAATCAGCCATTTTATTTATTCAGGTATTATTTTATCATATATTAGTGCGTTCTTTGTGCTATCAGGATGTAACGCTACTACATAATGCTCTTCATTATATTGAGAATCAATTTCAAAAGTGCCAGTGCCTGCTGTAGTGGTAGAGCCTATTAATTGTCCAGTTTGTCTTCGATGTAGGTTAACTAAGATACCAGAGGCTGGATTATTTATATAATTACATATGCCAGAGCATAAGTATCGAGTATAAAAAGAATACGTAGGTGTTGTATAACTGAGAAATATGGTTGGAAAATTTACAGTAGCATACCATGAGTAATCACTACCACTAATCGTTGGTATAGCAGCTGAAACTTGTGACCCATTATTAGTACCTGAAATTACTGGAAGTAGTAAAGTGTCAGTACTATCATAAAAAGCTGTATCATAAAGTAAGGTACCTTGAGTGTATCCACTAACTGTTGCAGTCATCAGTAACAATTGACTTGTACCATATGTTTTTATACTATTTTGTGGATAAGCTTCATTTATGTATACCTTATAAACTGAGAAAAAAACAAGTTGATCAAAACTACTTTTATATGAGGTATCTAACCACTCTTCAGAACGTGCAACTTGTGATATACGTACAGAACGAATCTCACCATTAAACTGATTTATTGTCGCCCCGCCGCCATTGTCAAAGCTGGCTTTACCAATAAACCAGTTACGGGTGTTATCAACTGGATTTCTACCTGCTCCAGTAGCAACAGAGGTACCATTGATGTATAAAGTCGCAGCACCTGTGCTGACATTTGTTGCCGCTGCATGTATATAAGTGTCTGTATATGTATTAGGAGAGGTTATATTTGTATCCCAAGAATAGTCACCTCCGGTATCAACACCAAAATTTACGTTTTCCGTATCGCTTAAATATAAAGCTGTTGGGAAATCTGTAGCTGATGTAGCGAAATAACTACATTTTGATATTAAACTAGCAGATCTACCTGTTGCAATACCTGGAGTTTTATATATAGCTTCTAATGTAAAATTTGTTAGGTTTGTATTAAATCCGGTATCTAATCCGTCATTAACACCATCAAATGTTATAACTTTACCAATAGTACTATCTATAACATTAGTAGACAGCATAGAGCCTACAGACGTTGCATTACGTAAATTTCCAGTAGAATCTTTAATAGTACTTGCTGGATTTTGACTTAGATGATAAACAGCCGCGTAATTATTACCCCAAACATTTCTTGCTGGGTAACTACTAATATCCCCAACATAACCCGAGAGTCCTCCAGCGTAGTTTACTGTAAAATTATCAACGTCAATGATTGGACTTGGTGTACCAACCCAAATAGCTTTAGCAAGAACTGGCAATACGTCAACAGTTGTCCATGTATACGAACCTCTAGCCTCCCATGTAGTACCACTCCAAGAGTAAAAAGAACATAATGAGCCTTGTCGAATAATACGTAATTTTCCTGTAGTCTCTGCTGTAGTTACCTGCTGTATTAAAGTCCAAGTCCCATTTGTCACACGTGCGGTCTGATATCTTTGTGTCCCACCCTCGTAACCTCTAAATAATGAAACCATATCACCGGTTGCTGATCCAACTGCATACATTATAAATTCGATGGCCCACGAATTAGTAGCTGGACCATTAACAATATCAAAATCATGTTGTATGTCAAAGTCACCTGAAAGAATATGCATATAAGCAATGTTATCGTAGGTACTTCCTGTGAATCGTAGTTTATTATTACTTATTGCTACATCAGTACTGTAAATTTTTCCCCACAAATCGTTCCTTGGAAGGTCCTTATCAGTTCCAGTGAAGTCGTCACAAACTTCATCTATTTGAAAGATAGATTTAGTAGGAGGAGTAAAGCTGTCAGTGTATCGTGCAAACCCTTTAGTTACCCTAACCTCGTCTATATACCCATAGAAAGATTCAGCATTAGAGGCATTAGAACCAAAATTCCAATTAGTTTGGGATAAATCCATAGAATTATTAATATCACCAGAACATTTTATGCCATCATAAAACATATACCATACATTATTTTTTCTACATATAGCTATATGATACCATTGATTATTATTTAGTGCTGGTGTACCTCCTATCCACACCTCAGAAGGAGTCCATATGGAGGCAAATACTGGTGCAGGATTTTTATTATACTCACAAACTATATTAAAAGCGCCAGTAGTATTTCCAGAACCTATATGAAGAATTCTTGAATAAACACTACCATGCCCACCATTAATTAAATATATATACAGTTCTATAGTAAAATCTGCAGTACCACTAAGACTACATGTTGTGCTAAGCCTATCACTGCTACCATCAAAATAGGCACTAGATCCACCAAATTTATGTTGTGTTGAACTTACTATAGCATTTCCGGTAGCTGTTATAGTATTTCCTTTCAAATCATTAAAAACAGTCGATCCATTAGTGCCATTCATCGGAAGAGCGAGAACAACGTTGTCCCAATACTCTTCTTTTATATACGTGTTATCATTATGTGTTGAATCGTAGTAAAGATCAAGTTCGGTAGGTTTATCAGCAGGAGTAAAAATAGAAGACGTTGGTGGTGTAAAATTTTCTGTATAACGTGCTACACCTTTGGTTATTCTAAAGTCAGAAATATAGCCATTAAAATATTCTGGAGCATATCCGTTTGGAGCTGCGCCAATCCCTAATAAAGGTGTAGCTGTAATGTAACTTCCAAATGCGGATGTTCCTTGCAAAATCCCATTTATATATAGCTTTGAATTTGTACCGTCAAAACAAACAGCTATGTAATACCAACTACTATTTATAGGAAATGTTGAATTGATATAATTATCCGCATTTCCTGAACCTGTAGCTGCTCGAACCCCAAAATATACATAACCACCAGCATTAATACCTATAGTTAAATGTGAAAAGTAACTAGTACTAATATCAGATAATTCAAACATACATCTAGAAACGCCTGATATATTATAAGCCCAAAATTCTATTGTATAAGGACTTGTCCCTAAGCAAAATAATGCATTTGCTGATTTTGATAAGTAGTCACCACTACCATCAAAATAAGCACTAGATCCACCAAATTTATATTGTGCTGTGCTAATTTGTGTATTACCATTTACTGTCACTGAATTGCCTTTTAAATCTGTAAATACTGTAGATCCACTAGTACCATTCATAGGTAATGCAAGAACAACATTTCTCCAATAAGAATCAGAAGCATCATAAGGGCCATATATATAAGGAACGTTAACCCAAAGTTGTGCATTTCTTTTTATAGAATCCCAACGCTCTATTTCAATAAAGCATTGTTTTCCTGTATCATTATAATCTATAGCTAATTTCTTAGGTGTAATTGCATCGTTATGTTGGAATGACTTGGTTGGTGGTGTGAAGTTTGATGTATAGCGTGCAACTCCTTTGGTGACACGAAGATCATCAATATATCCATTCCAAAATTCGGACGAACCATTGTAAGACCCTATCCTTAAAGTTGTAGAGCCGTTTGGAATAATTACACTTCCAGTGTGGGTTGATGTCTGCGCTATACCATCTACATAAAGTTTGGTTACTCCTGAATTTCGTACGACAGCTATATGTGTCCAAGTATTAAGAGATATTGCATTATTACTAACTAAAACTAAAGGTAAATTATCCCCGGCGCCAAATTTTATAATTCCAGTAGTAACTTTTACTACGAGATAAAAATCAACATCTGTTGACCAAGAAGTATATTTCATGAGTAAAGTTTTGTCTGTAGTGCCCGTGTAACTTCCTAGATAAGCGTATACGTCAATTGTAAAATCACCCGTCCCAAAGTCAAAATCTGGGCCGGTGCTTAAACTAAGGTAATCGTCTGTACCATCAAAATAAGCACTAGATCCACCAAACTTACTTTGTGTTGTACTTATACTAGCGCTGCCGGCAGCAGTTACGGTTTTACCTCTTAGGTCTACAAAAGTAGTTGACCCATTAGTACCACTCATAGGTAAAGCAAGAACTGTTTGGTTCCAATAAGGGTCATCGGAAAAAGGCAAAATTACATTAGGTGGCTTAACAATAACTGAAGTAGTTGGTATAGTAAAATTTGTAGTATATTTAGCTATTTTAGTAACTTGTAAATCGTCAACGTAGCCTATATCTGAGTCGGTATAGCCACTAGTACCAGTTCTAAATAAATAAGCATTTGTTACGCCATAATTAGCCACTCCAGCAGCCGTATGTGTTGCTTCTTTTATACCATTAACAAATAGATAAGTGTAGACGCCAGACCTACTTATAGCTATATGTTTCCATCCAGCATTTCTTATTGCACTTGTGGTAGCTATTGCAGGACCGTATTGTAATGTAGTTGCACCATCAAAGTGTAGTGCTCCGATTCCTCCCCAACCTGTGGATGCGCCATCAGCAGTTACGTAAAAACCAGTACCAGAGTCATAAGCAGATGTGGTCAGTATGTAAGGATAAGAAGTACTTATGTTTGTACCTAAATTTATCCAAAACTCAATAGTAAAATCAGAAGTACCAAAAGCAAAAGCAGAAGAAGGTAAGGTCAAATAATTACTTACACTAGTAGAACGGAATGAGGATGACCCAAATTTAAAGTCAGTAGTTGATATTTGAGCTGTACCTGTGTATGAGATAGGACCACTTTTTAAGTCAGTAAATACAGTAGAACCATTAAAACCATTCATAGGCATAGCCAGAGTAACTTTAGACCAGTTAGGATCATCTATAAATGTAGGAGGATTAGTGATAGTAGTAATTAAACTAGCTAATGGAGGAGTAAAAGATGAGACATATCGTGCTACCCCTTTGGTAATACGAAGATCATCTATATACCCATAAAAACCGTTGCTACCACCCCAACGTGAACCTATATAGCCACCAGATAAAGTATACGTTGTAGAACTTGAATTTGACCAAGAAGACACAAGTACCCCATTGTTAAATGCTCGCACTGTTGAACCACTTCTAGTAATAGCGATGTGTGTCCATGTGTTTATAGGTGTAACATCTATATATCTTGTAGTACCATCCCATATAACCAATTGGTATGGAGCTGAAGAAGTAAATTGAAGAGTAAAATCTGCAGCTTGCTGACACAATATATGTCCCTGATTACCTAAAGATAGCGGGTGAAGCCAAAATTCTATAGTAAAATCAGCAGATAAAATTAAAGAGTTATCACTTGGGAATATTAAGTAGTCACCAGAGCTATCAAAATAAGCAGAGCTGGTACCATACTTAAACTGGGTTGTAGAAAGTTGAACATTACCGTATACGCTTAAAGTTTTACCTGTTTTATCTATAAACGTAGTGGAACCATTAGTACCTTCCATATCCATAGCCAGTACAACACTACTAAAGTAAACATCGTTAGTAGAGACTGGTGATAATTCTTTAAATACATTAGTACAATCAAAATCAGAAACGCCGCTAAAAGAAGATAGATTAACCAGTAAAGGGAAATCAGTTAAAGATTCCGTTTGTTGTGGTATAATTAAATTAATTTTTTTAGTAATGTCCCAATCTAAAAGAGCCATATTATTCTCCCATACTCCACCAAACTTTTAGTCTAATATCAAACTGCTTACCTCCAGCGTCCGCGGGTAAATTAGTTTTGATGTATATAGGTTTACTTTGTTGTGGAGGTATATCATATATAGATACTACAGGTGCTATACATATATTATTAAGTGTAGGTGTGGAAATACCATCTGTATTACGTAAAGTAACTCTAATTTGATGATAGGTACAGGAAGGTAAAAAGTAACCATCTTTAGGTATTTCTTTCCAAGGTAGTAAAGTAGTACTAGACCAAAAAGAATCAGAAGTTAATGGAAATATAGAAGATGAATTATCTAACCTAAACTTATATTCAGAAGCTATATCAAAAGAAAAAAGGCCAGGTATACTAGCGTCAACCCAACCTCCATTATAGATATCCCTATACATTTTTGTCCAGGTAATAGTTTTACTTGAGTCATCCAAATACCTGGCCCTTTGTAGACTACTAGAATATAAAAGTACGCCAGTAAGTCCCCCAACTAAATGATCTTCATCCATCAAAGATATGACATACCAATCACGTACACCTTGACTTGTAAAGTGCCAAATTTCTCCATCAGATGGTGATGTACGTACATAAAAGCCATCACGGTTATCTGCAGACATCCTATATAAAGATTTAGATACTACTATTCTTTGTACTAAATTACCATAAAAGTCATATCTTTTTATAGTTGATCCTACCTCTGGGTCCGCATTATCTACAACCCAACAACCATTATCTTCGCATCCACACACTCCTTGTACTGAGCCTAATGGTATTGTTTTAATTAGGTTACAGGCACTACCTAAATGCACTAAAGTATTATAGGTCTTCTCTGTGTACCACATACCTGTACCATTCAATTCCGCACAAAAATCATATATGTTTGGGGCATAAAAAGTACCTAAAGTCTCCATATTATGACGTATATGAAGAAATTTATCTTTATTGCTATCACCAGTATACTGTTGTATTTGGTAAGACCACACACCATTAGCACTATCAAAAAAAGATTTCCAAGGCTTAGTATATTGACCGAGTAGATTATAATTAAAGTATAGGGTATTATAGAAGCGATCAATTATGTAATAACCTATAGTAGAATATGTAGATGTATAAGCAAAGAATATACGACCGTTACGCCTATTAACCGTTGAGGCACAGACATAAGTCTCAATGTTACTGGAGTCATAGTCTCCTAAATCTGACCATACATTTAATATTAAGTCTTGTTTATATAAGCGGTTTGTGCCCTCGCCTTGACTTACGTACCAAAATACGTGACATATGGCTGTAGGTGCAACATTACTAGATCTTATCTCCACAGTATCTGCTTGCTGTAAAGCAGAAGTACTAATAAGGGCTTTACCTTCAATACCTGAGGAACCTATGCGTAAGTAGCCAGACTTAAAGGAATCAGTATATTTTATAATATTTGAAGTAAAAGTTCCGGAAGCTGAAGGTGATATGAAAGAAGTAGAAGCAAAAGGAGTATTGTACCCGTAAAAAGTATAAATACTATTTAAGGCCCCAGTAAAAAATAGAGATACATCATCTAGGTCGTCTTGTGGTGCTGTAGCTAGTATATAATTATACCCTTGATTAGCAAACGTAACATCAATCTCAATATAATCCACTATGTCTGTTGTTACATCATAAGAATAAACTTTTTTACCTAAAGTATAACCCGCAAAATAAAGTTTATTATTGTAATAACACATAGCTACCTGAGTCATGTCTGCCTTTATTCTTGTTAACGTATCAAAAAATTGTATTATCCAAGTACCAGTAGCTATGTCATATCTTGATACTCTATAAGATATATCATTATACATAAAGTAAATAACATTCCTATTAGGGTCATAACAAATATAAGCATATGTTTGCCCAATAGAAGTAACAGAAGGAGGGCTAGTTATGTTAGTCCAAGCATTAGTAGAAGGACTATAACGAAAACTAGTCCACCACCACCATGATCCTGAATTATACTTATTAAAACTAAAAATATAGTCAGAAGAAGCACATAACTGCATGTGGGAAGCACTATCAAAATAGGGTACAGCTAAAGATTCGTAATTTCCTTGAATACCATTTAAATTATATCTACCAAAAGAGTTAATATTATAAATAAAGTATATATAGTTATTTAAATAAGTCATGGCTACAGCTATAGCACCAACAGTATTACCGGATAATGTAATTATACTTACAAAAACCCAAGTATTAGTAGCTAATATATAACTGTAAAGCCTAACAATACCAGAAGTATTATCTGTACCAGAATAAAAAAATGCATATATACAACCTCTGCTTTCAACATAACACCAACTACAACAAAATAATCCGAAAGGTGTACCAGCATAGTTACAAGAGGTTAAAGGCAAAAGCCCTAATGATCCTTTATATTCTGAAACGCCCGCACTTTTAGTAGTTAAAGATAAACTATTAGTATTAACATCCAAAGTAAGATTACTTAATTTACCCAAAGACCAATCATTAGTGATACGACCAAAAACAAGCCCGTCATCTAATTCTTTATAGGGGCCTTCAACATTATCGGCTAATTGTAAGTAATAATCCTCGGCAGCATTAGAGTAGTCAACACAAACATAAGCTACTGCTGGTTTATCTGAAGAGGTATTATTAAATATTTCTACTGTATAAGGTTCACTTTCATACCCTATTGGAGTATTGTCTAACCATTTAGATACCTCTTCGCCATCTTCCCCGAATCCTATAGTACTATCTTCATTAAATATAAAAAACTCTGTTAAATTTATATCTATACCACTAACCGTACATCTTATATAGCGCGGGGCTGATGGGTAAGGTATTGTAGCACTATAGGATAATGTAGGCACATTTTTTACACATAGTGTATAGTAATCTTCTGGTGCATTTTTATAATAAAAGTCTATATTACCAGATTTAGTTAAGTCATCTGCGTAAAGAAGTATACCATCTACTTTAACCCTAGCTAGCAAGTCTATGTCTAAATATAGTATATCTGTAGAGGTTAAAGATACTATAGGTATAGAAGTATTACCATTAATAAGTGTATTTAAGTCTGTAATTGTTAGTGATTTGGTACCTGTACCACTTGTGGTGTTAGAGTTAAAAAACCCATTCTTTATGAGATTATATTGTGCCATATTTTTTATCCTATGCCGTAGTTAACCAATCTATAACAATCTGAGCTGTACTATTATTTATTGAAAATTTATTATTTTTAATAGACCTTATATATACACGCTTACTTTCACCAGGAGGTACTTGTTCGAATACCATAGGTAGTTTATCAGAGCCAATGCCTAAGTATTCTACGTCATCTTGAGATATTTCAATAAAGTTTTCTGGAGAAAACATAAAGTCGTCATCTATAGTCTGCTTATTAATAGCAAAAGAAGTTTTACAATAATTATATATTTTTAAATTTTCGTATATAAAAGCACTACTATTATCATAAACTTGAGCAGTCTGTGCGATACCCCCGCCTAATTTAAAGTAAGCAAGCTTAGTGTCTGAAATCTCCCAAGTAGAAAAGCTAGTTAAAGTTAATTGGCCAT